GTACCTTTATCTAAGTCTTTGTAATACTTTTTAGGTTGTGTTCCTTTTTTACTCTTCACATCTTTATCTTGTGGCTGAGCGTCTAAATCTTCTTTCGACACAGCTTGAAATCCATAATCTACATCTAAATTATATTCTCTCACTTGTACCTCTCTATCCGCCGGAACAGGAATACAATCCCATATCCAACATTTGTGTAAATTGTTATCGTTATCTTCTAGTACGACATAGTTTGTACCACGTCTTACTACCGTACCTTTAAAATCTTCTTTGACATAATCAACTTTATCGCCAATATTAAATATCATTTCTCTTATGTAAAGGTCTCTAATTTGTTTTTGTTCAAATTGTTCAAGGCTAGCAATTGGTCTGGCATTCTGTACATATGTGTAATTAGCAGCCAACCTCATACCTCTTCTTACTTGTTTCATTATACTATCTGCGTTAACACCTCTTGGTAAACCTTTTTCAAAATTTTTGATATCACCTTTGGCAGCCGCAGCTCTCATTTTACTTGCTGACATACCAGAAGCACCTTCGGCATCCGGATCTCTTTCGCCAGCAGAAACTACTTTTATATTATCAAACTTGTACATACCATGCCTTGATGATACGCCATTATATTTTTTTAATATAGTTTCGAATTCTTTTAATCTATCAGAACCAGCAACCATAGTCAAGTCTGTATAACCTTTTTTGTATAACATTGTAGCTATATCAAGTACCATATTTGTCTGGTTAATTTCAATGTTTTTAGCATGACTAGGAAACATTTTTCTCATTATAGATAATTTATCTCTAGGAGATAATGGATTCTTTTTAGGGTCTTCACTTCTACTTAAATATATTTTGTAATCATTTGTAGGTAATGATTTAACTTTGTTAATTAGTTTCTCATGTCCGATTGTAGGTGGATTAAATCTACCAAATGCAAATGCAACCGACTTACCTTTTGCTTCGTGCATTTCTAAATCATCTATTTCATCTGGTGTTACTTTACCATCATCTAAAATCTTTTGACATTTCTTATAGAATTTTAAATAGTGGTATTTTTCTAACATCTTATACACCACGTTTTTAGGTAATCTATTTTTTACACCAAACTTTTGTATCTGATCTGGGGACATATCTGTATCAAATGCAGCTCTTCTATCTGTATCAACACCATCACCAACTTTTACAATTTGTTCAATACTATCTTCTATCTCTTCTAACTTATCGTTAATTTTATCTTGTAGATTTAATACATCATTAGGAGATAGTTCTTCCAATTCTCTGTAATCTATAATATCTCTTTTTAGTTCACCCTTTATTATATCTAACTCTTGTACTTTCTTCTCAAAGTCTTTTACATATATTTCTGGATCAAATACAAAATCTTCAGGTCTTTTTACAAACTTATTTTTATCAATATCAAACACAGCGTCAGCCTTTTTATTTTGGTCTTCGTATGTTTCTTTGTCAGTAATGAAATAATAGTTAATAGGGTGTTTAGAGCCAGGTATTAATTTACCTTGTATGTTATCTGAATTTTTAGCAGACAAATACTTTTTAGATAATCTTGTTCTCTCATCTTCTTGTTTATCAGCAGGTACATCAAACAATACGTTGATGTCCAAGTCTGCGTCATTTCTATATCTCTTTGTTAAAATAGAACCAATTAAAGATGTTTGTAATATAGGATATTCAGTTTCAAATTCTTTTAACTGATCTGCTATTTGTTTCTTTACACTATCTTTTATTTTAGGGTCTTTAGTATCTGCTTCATCAAATACACTTGGTGCATAAGTTCTTCTAGGAATATCAATGATACTTTCGTTAAACTCTTTAAAATTTTTAATTATGGGTATCATTTTCTTCTCCTAGCTAACATCTCTTTTGCTATCCATGTTTTACCTATGTAGTTTCTAACTGGTTGTGATAACATTTTATTTACAATAGAAGCAGCTTTGCTGAGTGTTAGTGTCTGTAACTCTTTATCACTCTTATTGTTATCTATAATAAAAAAATTACTCATACCAAATAAGTTTTGAAACTTACCAGTATTTCTTTGAACGGTATTCCAATTCTTTGTTGCAATATATTCAGGTACAACTCTATCTCTTTTTGCATTTCTTTCCAATGCAACAGGCAAACTAGTATTTACAAATATCATATAACAATCATATCCCATACTTTTTAAATGTGTTACTTGTCTATGCATTTGGTCAAAATCTCTACCAGTACCGTCAACAATCATTCCTAATCTACCCTCTATATAAGTAGCTAATTGTGATTGTGTTGTTATCTTTGCTCTATTTCTTATAATATCTCTAAAGTAACCTTCTTCATCTGGCATTTTAAGAGATAGATTTGCCTTTTCTAAATTTCTTGTAAATATTCTATCACTATCAATTAATTTTAAACCAGCACCAGCAAATGCACTTCTTGTTACAAATGATTTACCTGAACCAGGACCACCTGCTAAAAAGAAAGCCTTTAAGATGTTTTTATCGTAAACACCTTCTTGTAATACTGCCATTAATTGTCTGTATTTCATTGTACCTTCTTAATTATATCCTGTGCTATTGCTTCAGGTGTACTACCCTCTGCCTTAATATTAATAATTTCATTTTTGTAATAGTCTAATAGAGGTGCTGTTTCTCTATGATATACTTTCAATCTATTCTTTATAATCTCTGGTTTATCATCAGCTCTTCCTCTTGCTGTTAATCTTTTTATAACTTCTTCCTCTGATACAACAAGATTAATAATATGACTATACTCTATATTTGCGTCTTTCATTTTATTTGCCTGTTCAACACTTCTAGGAAAACCATCAAATATATAACCTGACTCTGCGTCTGGTTTTTGTAATCTTTCTTTTACAGCGTCAATAACTATAGGTGTTGGTGCAAACTCACCTTTTGATAATAAGTCTTTTACTTTCTTACCATCTGGCGTATCTTGTTTTGCCAGTTCTCTCATCATATCACCTGTATAAACGTGAGGTATACTTAACTTCTTAGATATAATTTCTGAATAGGTAGATTTACCAGAACCTGGACCACCTATCATAATTATTCTAGGATTATTTATTGCCTCTATGAAATATTTAAAACTTTTCATTAACCTTTTACCCAATCTTTTTCAGCTGTAAAGTTTGCTCTACTAAATTCTAATCTATCAACTAGTTTTACTGCACCTGCAACTCTGTCAACTGCAACATAACCCTCAGGTGCTGTTACTTTGTAACCATTAGGTGTTCGTAAAAAGTGACCAATGTTTTGTACTTGTGCCAACTTAGACATCAAATAATTCTTTGCATTAGCTAATGTTATATGACTTGCAATAGCAAAGTATAATGCACTTTTATTTCTGTCTATAAACTTTTTATTTTTCTTTAGGGCGTCTTCAAACTTTTTCTTACCAGCAGGTGTTTTTCTACTATCTATTTCTGCTTTTAAAATATTTACATAATAATCACCAAACATCTCTACCATTTGTTTTACTTTACCCATATCGGTTTTTGAATTTCTAATATAATGATTGAAGAAAGTTTTTAATCTAAAACCAATAGATAAAGGATCAGATATATTCTTACTCATTAAATCTAAAATAGGTTTTGCTTTTGATAAAGAACCTTGAGCCATTCTTATCTTAGCGTCAAATGTATTTAATTCACCTGCACTAAAAGTTGACATACCTGAAGTATCTTTATAAGCTGCGTCTGCCAAAAATACGTTTGAAGATGAAGACTTACCTGATACAGTACCAAAACCTGCTTTTAAATCTTTCATAGTTTTACCAGAGTATGATGTATGAAATACAATTCCTAACTTGGCTCTTGCAACTCTCTTACCGATACCACTATTTTGAGGTACTGCATATGTAATAGTATTAGGTGTAAAGATAATCATAGATTCATTGTTGATAGTATCTACTTTTAAATCACCTCTAGTAAATAAAAGATCACCTTGTAATATACTTTTTATATTTAATCTTCTTAATTCTTTTAAACACACATTTAATTTATCTGCAACAGGACCACTATGATTTCGTCTAATGTCGCCAGGTGTGTAATTGATTTTTGGAGTTTTATTGAATACTGATTTAGTACCGACAAAGAATTTGCCGTTTTCAGGATTAACACCACATATAATTGCTGGTGCACCGTCCCATTTAACTGACATATTAACTTTTTTGCCAGAGCTACTTGCTAGCATATTTCTTACAGAATTTAAAAAGTTAATTGCGTTTACACCACCAGCAGAACCACGATTAATTATATCGTCTTCTAAGTGTTCTAAGTGTGTATTCTTTTCTTTTGTAAAGAAGCCTTTAAAGCTAAACATTTGTTCTCCAATTTATCCATTTATATAATATTCAATAACCCATTAACAAATCATACAATACTATTTATAACTATACATAAGTGAAATCACCCATAATTCTTGTCGGATAGCCATCTGTACCTTGCGTATCTCGTATATTCAGTTTAAGAAGATACTTTGGTGTTCTAATCTCCATATCAATTCTCTTACCTGTACCTGTCTTACCACCATAATATATAATCAATGATTGTGGTCTGGCAGCTGTGTTCATATATCCCTTATCTATTTTAAATACTTTTATACCGTTACTTAATTTATGTACTACAGTAAATCCGTAACCTATACCTGATTTCAAAAACGTTTCTAAGAATGTCTTGTTTGCCTTAGAGAAAGTGTTTGTCATAACACCTTTCTTTAGTTTACCATTGAATATCTTACAAAAAGTTTTATTATCAACACCAAACATATTAAGTAACTTTAAACCATCTTTATTTTTTACCGTACCAGATTGTATCTCTGGTTTAGTTAATATAGTTTTTACACCTACGTTAAAGAATGTAGTTGTACCACCCAATTTCAAACTTAGATATGCTATTTTATTACCAAGATTAACATCTATCTCTCTTTTAGCCTCATGTAGAGTTAAGTCTGTAACCGCTCTACCTATATCTAAACTACCTGTAGGTGATGAGATATATGGACCTGGTGAAAATATCAAAGGTCTCTTTGTATTCTGAGCACCTTCTTCTTTTACTATTAGATGTTTTAACTTATCTAATTTATGTAATTTTGTTAAAGCTTCTACTGCCTTTTCCATGGCACCGTCAGCATTTACATAACCACTATCGTTCCACTTTTCTCTTACAGCATTTGCAAAAGTATTTTCAAATAGATTACCTCTATTTTTTACACCTCTATTACCAGCAGAACCAGAACCAAACTTAATCTTTATCTTACTAAGTTTTACTTCTCTAGTTATGACTTTGACATCTGCCATACCTTGTAACTCTCTGGTCACATTGACTACGCCTAACTTGGCTTCGTCTATATTAATTGGTGTTTTTACTGTTTTATATTTCTTTGTTAGAAATTTAAATAGGTCTACTATCTCAGCTGCCTTTTCAGGCGACTTAGAACATTTTGAAATGATCTCAGACGTTTTAGTCGGAAAGAATGTGTATGCCATAATCCATATATTTATCCACGCTTTGGTCCAACTTTGGTATACAGTAAACTTGTTTTCTTGTCAACACATAAGAAGCCTGGAAGGCCTCCATTATACTTCCACACTTGATTTTTGTTTTGAAAATCTGCTAATCTCTGTGCGTCTTCTTCAAAAAATGATTCTAAAATAATACTTTTTGTAGGGTGTTCTATAACTTGCCAAATTATCTCACCTTTTTTCTTTTTCATCTTAGTCGTATACTTCAAATCTGGAGCCTTTGTTTTTCGATTATAGTTTCTTGTAGTTTTTTTTCTAGGCATTATCACTCCTTGGTAGATTTGGTACATAAGTATAAAAATGTGTAATAGAATATCTGCCTAGACCTAGCTGATTTGGTTTAGGGTCATTCATCTTAATAGGTGTTACCTCGTGGTTAATAAAACTAGGAAAGAATATTAATCTATTGTGTTTTGATTCTATTTTAGTTTGTATTTCAGGTAAAAATAAATCACCACCAGTATATCTCTTTGGTGTTTTATGAAACCATATAATGATTGAAAATAGAAAGGTATCGTGGTGTGCTTTATAATAATCTGAATCATTATAGTAACTAACTAAAGTTCTATCACAATTTGATGTAAAGAAACTTCTACTCATAGGAGTTAATTGTTCAGCCTTCTCACAAAACCAATCTGTATTAATTAGTTCTTGTTGTTTAGTTAATATAGTTGATACATTTCTAGCTTGTGGTTGATATGTTTCATCTAAGAATATTCTAAAAGATTGACCAGTTGATTTGCCTTCTTTATCTCTTGCATAAGAACCATCATTATCTGGTCTAATCATTTTATCTTCGTTTGTATAAAACTCTAATTCTTTCCATACATCTTTTTCAGATTGTTCATCATACCAATTGTCAACTAACATTACCGGAAAGGCAGGATTTTGATTTATAAAAGTATATTCACGCATTATAATTTAAAATCCGAAAACTTATCGTATGCTTGTTCTGGTGTTGCTACTTGTTTTTGATTACTATCTACAATATTTTGAGCTGTATTTTCTACATCATACAATCTCATTTTAGACCTATCAACACCTACGATAAATGCTTTGTTAATACTAGGGTCATTATATCTATTCTTTAACTGTTTAACTTTCATTTGACCTAAAGCTTCTAACTCTTCGTTTGACATTAAGGCAAACATAAAGTCAGCAGTTGCTGGAAGACCAAAACTTTCTGAGGTATCTTCTAAACCAATATCTGTACTGGTATAACCAGTTCTTGTTGTTTGTGTTGCACTAAAAATAGGCATATCAAACTCTACTGCAAGACCTCTAAGTTCTTCAGCAATTGCTTTGATATAGAAATATGATGATATATTACCACCTTTAAATCTACTTGAAGCACATATGTTTAAATAATCTATAAAGACTACATCTGGTTTAAAACTTTTCTTTAATGCAAGTTCATTTAATAAGGCTCTGAAATGACCACTATGAGCAGAGGCAGTTGGATATTCTTTAACAATTAATGTACCATTTGTTTTACTTTTTATCTTTTCTAATTTACTACCATAAAGTTGTTGAGGCATAACGTGTAGATCATCTATTGAAACGTCCATTAAGTTAGCGTCTATTCTTTCAGCGATACGTTCTTCAGCCATCTCTAAAGTAATATACAACACATTTAAACCTTGTGATAAAAATGATGAAGCAACATGACACATAAACAAGGACTTACCAACACCTGTACCTGCAAGAGCAATGTTAAGTGTTTTACTTGGTACACCACCTTTTGTAATACGATTAAAATAATCTAAATCAAATTGAAACTTTTTCTCTTTAGTGTGATACCAATCAAATCGTTTATTAGCGTCTGCAATATAATCATGCCCTATATGATTGTCAAAACTAACAGCTAAGGCGTCTGATAAGATAGTTGGAATAGATTCAGGTGTTCTTTTCTTATCTTTGTTATCTAATATTTTAATACCATCAATAACTGCATTGTGAACAGCACGATCTTTACACCATTTTTCTGTAGTATCTAATAGCCATTGTTGGTCAACTCTATCATCATTTAATAGATTGACAATATCTTTGACACCTCTTAACTCTTCCTCGGTTAAATCTCTTCTTTTGCCTAACTCGATAGTTATGGTTTCTTTTGTTGGAGGATTTTTATAGTTTTCTATGAAGTTAAATACTTCTTGGTATAAAAGCTGTTCTTCTCTTTTAACAAAGTATTCTGGTTTTATAAACGGAATAACTTTTCTAGTATATTCTTCGTTACAAAATAAATTTCTTAATATGGTGTGTTCAATTTTTTCAGACATAATGCAAATAACTTCCTATAATATATTTTGGTTCTTGTATTGGTTTATGGGCAGTATGTTTGTGTGTCCACATAGGTGGAAACATTAACATTCTACCTGCTCTTGGTTTAACAGCTATATCATACTCTGAGAAGGAAGTCAAGCCACCATCGTTATCGTTTAGATATAAGAAGAAAACCAAAAATCTTTTTGCACTTGCATAGTCCATAACATCAACGTGTTCTTTAAATTCATCTCTGTCATTGACTTCGTATTTTTTAAACCTAATCTGTTCCCAACCATATTTTTCAGGCCAGTTATTTGTAATATTAAAATGTTTGGCATATTTTTCAATATAGCCACTTAATGCTTTGTATAATATAGTAACATACTCTTGCCAATCTTCATGTAGATTGATATTAATCTCAGTAAATGATCTATGACCATCTAACTCAGTTTTCTGCCATTGTACTCTACTGTCTTCAAACTTATCTATAAGGTGTTTACATTGTTCTTTTGATAGCACCTCATCATAAGTTTTTATAAAGTTACTCATTAATTGTTATCTTTCCCTCTTCTAATTGTTGATTTACAATCTCAACTAAAATGTCACCAATATAATTTCTAAAATCCTCTGATTCAATTTCTTCTTTATTTGGATTTGCCATTATGTCGTAAGTAAATCGTAATGGTATATCACCACTATCTAACGGCTTCTCTTCGAAAGAAACCTTATCGTACTTGTAAATAATACCCTCGTAAATGCCCTCAGTAAGTTTTATACAGGTAAAATCATCTTCCTGTCTTTGAGCAAAAACGTATCGTTTATTCTTCGTCTGATCCGTAGGAGAATTTTCTTTTTGCATACTCATCAATCTTTGTTAATACCTCATCTGTAAAATATTTCTCAGGCTCTGTGTTGATTGACTTACCAAAAACTTTTGTACCATCAGGCATTTCAAACCTTGTAGATACTTTCTTAAAGATACCAGCTTCTTCAGCTAAATCTAAAAGACCATAATATCTATCTAGTCCTGTTTTATAAGTTAGTCTTACATCAATTTGAGAATTTTCTTTTGTTAAACGTGATTTATAATTTTTACAATGTATAATATTACCAACTACTTCGGTACCGTCTTTTTCTTTACGTTTACCTAGGTAGATGATTGATGAAGCGGCGTATTTCAAACCTGAACCACCACCCATTTCTTTTTGTGGAAACATAGAACCAATCACATCGTAAGTATGATTAGTCATTATCATAGGTATATTTGCTTTACCTAATTTTAAAGTTAAAACTCTGAAAGTAGATTTGACTATTTGTGATCTAGTCATATCTCTTGTTTCTTTACCAGCAGCTGTATCTTCCATTTCTTTTGTAGTAGATAACATACCTAAACTATCTAATACAAACATCAAAGGTTTTCTATCTGACTCTGGTTGTTCTAAGTATTTGTCAATAATTTTAATTGATTGACTTCTAAATTCTTGTACTGTAGCAACTGGTACAATTACCATTCTGCTTGCGTCAACACCTCTACTCTCAATCATGTCTTTAGATATTGCACTTTCTGATTCAAAGTAAATAACACCAGCTTCTGGATGTTTTTCTAAAAATGATTTACATATACCTAATGCAAAGAATGTTTTACCTGTTGCAGCTTCACCGGCGATTGCTGTGATTTTGTTTCCTGGCATACCACCGAAAATACTACCAGATAATAAAGCGTTAAATGAATAAGAACCTGTATCAACAAATGATGTTACATCTGCACTATCAACACCCTCACTTACTAGCGTAGCGTATTCATTTCCTGTTTCTTTTATTATATCTTTTAAAAAATTGCTCATATTCAATTATACTCCTTTTGTATATCTATTACTATATCATTATTTGTCATTTTTGTCAAGCTCCTGGAAAGGTTGCATCCAAAACTTTTTTCCAATCAAAGGCATTCTTATAATCCTCGTTCCATAGTCTATAATCTTCGTTTTCTGGTACATAACCTCTTGGTGGCTCATCATAATCTTTTGGATTAATCTTAGACCACATCATTTGTTTTAGTTCTTCAAATGGTACAACACCAAAATCTGTAACCATTTTACCATCAAATTTTTCTGCCATATAGAATACCTTTTCTTTATTGTATTCTTTTTTTCTTTGATAGTCCCAATACTCTTTATATAGGTTATAATCGTTTTCTGATACAGCCATATTCATATTTATCTTATAATATCTATCGAAGCTTCTTTAGACCATATTTCTAATTCACTTCTAAGTCTTCCGTCTTGTTTTAAATTATTAAATCTTTTTGTTGCAAGTTTCTTCCACCATGTAATAACATTTTCTAATTCAAATCTATCCCAATTCTCTGCCTTTTTAATTGTATCTGTTTTACCATTTACAATATCAATATAGTTTTCTACACCATAGTTTGATACATAAAATCTTTTTCTTTCTGTTAATGCTAAAGCATTTGTAATTGTCTGTTTAAATTTTACTAGATCATCTCCTTCAAGTGATCGTTTTAATAAACCAATAACAGCTGTTGTCATTTTTAGTTTTCTACTTGAAGCACCAGGTGGTACTAAATGACCAACTCGTTCTTCAACATAGTTATTTAAATCTCTATAAGGTTGACCGTGCATTAAAGGAATAAATTTACTATCTGTTACACCTTTAAATCTTAGATAAGGTTTCATACCATCATATTGACTAGATGATTTACTAGAACCATATAAACTTGTTGTTTCAAACATACACAAATTCATATTATACTTTTTGTTTAGTATTTCTCTTACATGATGAGAACAACAAATGGCAGCTAACAATTTACCACCAAGGTAATTATAACCAAATGGTTGTGTAGGTACAATTGTAAAACCCATAATAGAAGTTTTATTAAATTGTTTTAAATCTGGTACTTGACCTAATACTTGATTTCTTGGTGCTGAATTAATTACAGGAGAACCAAAACGAATAAAACCCATAATCTTACCTGTAGTTGTTTCTTTTACTAATAGTTTTAATTCTTTACCAGGAATACTTGCCATGTTTGTATGACTAGAAGTCATATTTAAAAGAGTAATATACTGACTAATATCTCCTGGCTCATACACCTCAAATTTCATATCTTCAGGTGATATAGAAAAATCATTAAAGATATCTTCTTCAGGTCCCATGCCTGGTAGTGAAGCTGATACAGTATCTTCCAACTGTGCCAACTTTTGATCTTTCATATATTGATCTACTCTATCAAACTGACCAAAATAGTCGTTGAATATACCAGAACAGTATAAAGCGTCTTCTCTATTTAATTTACTTAGGGTCTTCGTCATTCATTTTCCATAATAATAAGGCTGGTATTATAACACACATGGCTGATAAAGTCAATGCTATACATAGACTCATACTTCATTACCCCAATAATCCCAATTCGGGTAAGGCCGTTGCCTGGCAAACATCTCCATGTAAGGCCCATCCACCAGCCTTTCTATACGTTTATGTATAAGTGGTTTTTCTGAGTGTCTGGTTCTTTCTGATACAATTAATTGAGCCACGTCTTTTCCGATTCGTTTAGGTCTTCCCTTTGTTGCAAGTAAACACATTTCTGGATTACCTCTTGTCCAGTAACCTAGACCTGTAAAAAATCCTAATGATCTTTTATTAGTCTTAGCCCAAGTAAAACCAACTGTTTTATATTTAAAACCCCAGGCGTCTATAACTTTAAACGCCTGGTCTAATAGAGGGTCAACAACCCACATTAAAAGGACTGCATTGTCCGTAGTAATAGACCTAACAGGTAAATTACAAATGTCAGCAATGCTAAGGCAAGGATAGTGTTTTTCAGGACTTCTATCCTTTCCTTTATCTGACCTCGTTTTAAAATGCCACGGAGGGTCTGCATAGATAACTCCATATTGTTTAGTTGGAAAGTTTGTATTCAAAGTTTTGTGTTTCATCATTTATGTGTACTTGTTTTGCACCGTTCTTAATATGAAAGTGTGTCGCCATTGGTGTAAGTGGTGATAATGTAACCAATCTAGTACAATGATTTTTTTTACACCATTCGCCTAACTTTTGTACGATTTCTCTACCTGCACCACGTTTCCTAGACCATACTGTATATGCAACAGCTATGTTGCCATCTTTTACTCTGGACATATAATCCAGTTCTCTAACAGTATATGGTACTTCAGGACAAAATGCAACACAAATAATTGCCTCTATTTCATTTTCATATTTTAAACCAAAGATTTTTCTATCATGTGTAATTCTAAAACCTAAAGTTAATTCAGGTCTAACTGGATCCTCAGTAACATCTATATCATCAAGTTCAACTAACTCTGTACCTTTTACCCATTTAAAAAAATCACTTACACTATCTTTTAACTTTTTCATCCGAAAAACTCCTCTAAACTTGCTTGTGGTTCTGCTTTCCAATTTATTGCGTCTAAGATAAATCTCATAGGGTCTAAGAAAGTCTTTTGAAATTGTATCTCATAGTCAACATATTGTTTTAATTTAAATTCTTTAGGTAATGTACTAATATAACTTATTACATCAAACTTAAATGGATTGGCTTCTTTTAATTTAAGAAATTTAATCTTATCACCTTCTTGTATATAAGGATATTTATTCTGTAATTTAAATTGTTTTATTTGATGATTATATATCAACGCACCTTTAACGTGAATTGGTGTACCTTTAATGAATATGCCAGCTGCACTACGATATTTCTTTAAGTTATTACAACTTCTAGGAAAGGCAATTTGTTCTGGTTCTAATTCTATAAACTCTTGTCTAAAGTCAGCAATAAACTTATGTAAATCTGTTTGTTCTTTTGACATAATAAGTTTGATAGCTTCTTTAATTTTACCACGACAAACTTGTGGTGTAGATGATTTAACTGCCTCAATACCCATAAGTTTAAGTTTAGGATCTGCAAGTCTAACACCTTCTTCATCTAAAACATTTAACATATATCTTTTCTTTGCAACCCATATACCTTTGTTGGCGATTACTTCTCGTTTCATAACCATGGCATTTTTAAATGCGTTAGAATAATCAGCAAGTTCATCAAAACATTTTGCGATATATGGTTCTAATTTATTCTCACAAACTTTATCTAAGAAGTCAACTATTTGTTCAGTAGTTTTACCTTGACAAGTTTTCTCTACAAGTTTACCAAATCTAACATAGATACTATCAGTATCAGACGCAACAATATAATCGTGTTGGTCTTTTGTTTGTAATACATTATTTAAATATTCATTAACTTTCTTTTCAATAAATCTAATAATGAATTGACCAGCAGTTGTAATACCACTTGCCTGTCTTACATCATAATATCTAAAGTATTGATTACCAACTGCACCATAAGCTGAGTTCAATGCAATCTTCTTCGACCATTGAATATTATGACACCTTGCAATCTCTTTAACAAGTTTAGGGTCTTTGGTCTTTTCATATTCTTTCTTTGCCTTAATCATTCGTTTCTTAAATACAACTCTTTCATTGTACATCTTTTCCATCATTTCAGGTAAGAAACCTTGGCTGTCATTTTGAAACTTTGCACCGTTAGGTGTAATACAAGCACCCTCTGTTTTAAGATAATTAAGTGGTATCTTCATATCAATCATTCTGTTAACATCAATACCATGTCCACTTTCACCAAGTATTTTCTCTGGCGATATATTGTATTGTATAATAATATGTGGATATAGAGAGTTAATATCAAATGAAACAATCCAATCATGTCCACCTAAGATAGGTTCTTTTACATAAGCACCCTCGTATTTTGTTTCTTTACTATGTTCTTCCCTTGGTGGCACCATTATATTTTTTTTCTTTAAATGGTTTGCAATCAAAGTATCCCACACTCTAACTTGTGAAAAGATATCATCATAGTTTACTTTTGAATCATATGCAACAGTTAAGCTTAGATCAATAAGACCAAGTTTATCTTCTAATGCGTCAACAATTTCAACGTCTTGTATATTGTAATCAACAAATGATTGAAAGTCTTTTGTATACCAATCTTTAAATGTATCATAACCTGCGTCATCTTTACCACGACCAAGTTCTAGTTCACCAATAAAATCTAGTTTGTAACTTTCTTGTCTTTGTGGTATAAACCATTTGTATAAGTCAAGGTAATCTAACATCACAATACCATAAAGATTGTAAACAGTTTGTGTTCTACCTCTAACAACAATTTCTTCTCTATGAATTAAATTCCAAGGCGACATTCTATTAGCAACTTTATCACCAGCTAATAGTTTAATTCTATTCATCAAATAAGGTAAATCAAAAAACTTGGTGTTCCAACCTGTAATAACATCTGGATGATTTTTAATCCAGAATTTTATAAACTCAAACATTAATTGTTTTTCGTTTTTACATTTTATATAAGTTACATCTGTTCTATCAGTTTTAAAATCACCAACACCCCAAGTTATAATTTGTTTATTAGATTGATTTTTTACTGTGATACAAAGTAGTTCTTCTACAGGATTTTCTACATCAGGAAAACCACCTTCACAAGTAGTTTCAATATCTAATGTAAATATTTTAATATTATCTTTGTCCCATTCTATAGTATCTGGATATTCTTTACCAATATATTGATAGTGATAACGTTCTAAACCGTAAATAGGAGAATTTTGAGTAGCTACTTCTCTTCTAAATCTTCTAGCATCTGAGATTGTATTAAACGTAATAGGTTTTAAAAACTGACCTTGTAAAGTTTTAAATTCAGTTTCTTGTTGAGTTAATGCATAAAGAGTAGGACCAAAATCAATCTTTTCTTTGTATTCTTTGCCGTCTAAAACACCACGAATTAATAATTTACCCTTGTGTTCTATTATATTCTTATAAAAGTTCATCTGACCTCAATTTAACAATTAAACCATCTAATTCTGGTGTTAGTTTTATTTGACAAGCTAATCTACTTTTGCCTTCAACAAAACCTTTTTCATATTCTAAAAGTTCTATCTCTGGTGTATTATAATCTATTTTACCAACTTTGTCAAGCCACCTATCATCTACATAAACATGACAAGTTGCACACGCACAGGCACCACCACAAGTTGCTGGTATTTCTTCGATAGAAACAGGAGAATAAAACTTGGCTGCCTGCATAAGAGTAGTACCTGATGGTACATCAACTCTTATTTTAGAACCATCTCTATCAAAATAAACAGCAACGGTGTTGTCTGTCATTTAAATCTTTGGTAATTTTGTTTCTGTAATTAAATCGGAAGTAGGCGTTAATATACTACTTGTATTTTGTTGATACGATTTTAAGATTTCTTCTTTAGGTTTAACTTGTGTTATAACCTTTTCAGCTGAGATTACTACCGTGTCATCATTTGTATATGGCATATACGGCGTCATCATTAATTGTACAGGTTTACCTGGACCCATTTGTTGTGGTATAATTACAAAAGATTTTTCTAATGTATAATTACCCATGGTATCTTTGCCCATTTTGGCGATTACATCTTCACCTGTTTGTAATCTTACTATTTTCACTTCACTCATTTTTTCTCCTTCATTATTTAAACATTATAACACAACCGACCTAATTTGGCAAGCTGTATTTCGTTGTTATTACATATTTACGTTGTGGGTTTACCATAACATTTAATCTATTCATAAATGCACGGTCAAGTAGGATAGGTGTTCTATCCTCTCTATCGTCAATGGTAAATTCTATATCTTTATAGAAACCACCGGCAAATTCTACATCAAGTTTTACTACATATCTGGTTTCATCATAATCTCTTAAACCACCAACTTTGATCTCTTCTTTTTTAACTATCTTAGATGTAATGGTTTTATTTAATAATGTCCATGTAATTTCGTTTCCGTTTACTTTAAATTTATCTGCATGAATAACTGGCATACCTGAATTACCTGTATCAAATTTAGATACTATCTCACCAAAAGGTTTGATTGTAAGTATTTCTTTATAACCACATTCTGTTGGTACTGTAAATCTGTTTTCTATATTTGCAAAATGTTCAATAACTTCTTTTGCAATATTTTCACCTGTAGCTTCTTCAATACCCTCTGTGCCAGGTGATGAGTTTACCTCTAAGAAATATGGTGGTTGTTTAACTCTATCTTTACTAGGTATAAAATCTACTGCCGTCCAGTAACCACCAACTGCCTTAGAAGCTTTTAAACATTCTTCTATTTCTAATTCTGTTAACTTAATTTTTTCTGGTTTAGAACCTTGCGATACATTTGATCTAAAATCTCCTTCGATTACAGGTCGTTTCATAGCTGCTAGAAACTTACCACCTAAGATATGTACTCTAACATCATAATCTGTTTTAATATATTCTTGTATTAGTAGGTCAGCGTCTTCATCTTGTTTATGAATTAACTGTACTATAGAATCTAAACCTTTTGGACTATCAACAAATAAAACACCAACACCCTTACTACCTCTAAGAGTTTTCATAATTAAAGGAAACTTGATACCCGATTCATCAACTATATCATTTGATTTTTCGTGGTCGTTAATTAGTTTTGTTTGAGGTTGTGTTAGACCATAATCTGCAAGTCTTAATGCTGTTCTATATTTGTCAGCACACATATTAATTGT